TGATGTTTTGGATTTCCCTACTTTGAAGAGGAACAAAACCAAATGACAAAGTATCAATCACTCCGGCCTTGAGATTCTTGAAAACATCTTCAGCCTTACTAACACCTTTGGTCAGCAAGCCCCGGACGAACAAGCCCTTATCATCTTCTGCAATTTCAATGATCTTACCAATAGGCTCGTCAGTATTGTGATTCCAAAGCACCTTAATCCTACCACCACGTTCTTCAATAGTCTTTTTGAATGCACCCCGCTTGAATGTTGATTCATAACTGTCAACCGAATCCCAGGTTACGGCATATCCTTCGAATAAATACTTATCTCCTTCTGCCCTTATCTCCGGGGTAAAATTTCTAAATTGTACTGATTTGTCTGCCATGTCGTATCTCCCTTTTATAGTTTATTGAATTTCAAAAATAATTATTGATTTATTTCAAAAATTGTGCTACATCTACAATTAGAAACTATTAAATTTTCAGCAATTAACCATCCATATGGTGTTTCGACATCATAAACAAAACCGGAGTAATCAAAATGATTAATAGAAATTACGTTATCAAATTGTATCTGTCTGGACTTCCCATTCCTGAAATTATCAACAAAAGTGGAATCACCTACTATTCTTTTTACAAAATTATCAATGGGGCTAAAATCAAAAGAGGCACCCCCAACAATAAACGAAGGAACAAAACTATTGATAACAATTCCGAAAGGGTTATCTCCCTTTACAAAAGCGGCAAAAGCATCAATACTATTTCCAAAATGTTCAACATTTCCCGAGCTCCCATTTATAGAACCCTTAGCCAAAGTGACATCAAGCTTAGGACTCAATCCGAAGCGGAATCCCTCAAATGGAAAGTAATGAAGAAAGACAAGAATCTGATCAAGCGTCAATGCTCCGCTGCTTGGGCCGCAAGAAGAGGAAATATCGATGATATTGTCAGAAGAACCGCCAGAGCTAAAACCACATTCAAGGTTCAAAATAAAATCTTTACATTTGAAACTGAACTCTCCACATTTTTCAGGGATAGAAATTTTATCATTAACCAACAATGGCCTGTTGGCCCCTACAATCTCGATATAGCCTTTGACAAATTGCCCATCGCCGTGGAAATCTCCGGCACTCCCCCTTCTGAATTCGTTAAATCCAATGGCAGAAAACGCACTAAATATCTGCTCAATCTTGGGTGGGTCATTATCTTTATCAGATGGAAAAGAGGTGGCGGCAAAAGAAACATTCCTCCCTTGAGCTGGCCCTTTGACATTTCCTTTGCGGGCAACCAAGTTATCACCCTGTTCGACAGAATCAGCAGGGACAAAACCCTTCTCGGTAAATACAGGATGCTTTCTGGTCACCCTGAGTATGTTCCCATGACTAGTTATGATCTCGACGGCCTTCCCATGATAAGTTGATTGCATGGCCTTTATAAATTCGCCTTCAATCCTTGTGCTAGGCAAAAAGCAATTACAACGATCCCCCGGAGTCAAACATAAATCCAGTGGATACATGGGACCAAGTACAGCCCCGTCCTTAGCAGAAAACCGTTCGTTTATTTTTACTGCCTTTTCTGCTGCCCGTTCTATATGTAAATCTCTTACCTCAAATCCTGAATTGACCCATCGTTTATGAGTCGCCCCTGTCTCTCTTGCGCTTACATATTGCCCTATACCTGCCGCCGTCCCTGTAATGGTCCGGGATAACATCAAAGCCCTTGGTGCTTCGAATATACCCGTATCAACTATGGCCTGTTGGAGTTGAGCTATTGTCCAACCGGAATCAATTCCCTCTGTTATCTGAGCAATTAATGTGTTAACAGTGGTCTCTTCAAGCAAAGATAATTCTGTGAGAACCGTCGCCTCATTTTTAAAATATTCATCAATCAAGGTTTTGGTCTCATCGGGGATCGCCCGTTTTTCAATCACTACCTGCCCCGCTGCTTCATATGCATAGGTAGATGTCAATTCTGTATATGTCTCAATCCAGTCGTCTGAAGTGGACGCCAGAAGTTTCTTTGGATCAATTTTCTTTACCTTATCTCCCATTACATCGAAAATGATTTCCTTCTGATCGCCCAACAATTTCAGAATGTCTTTACTTTTTTTAATTGCATAATTTTCCCGACCTTCTGCTTCCTTGTCCAAATCCCTTGTCTGCAATAATTGCGGTCTATTACGGGTTTGAATATTTTCATCGGTCGTTTTTATCTCAAGGGTCTCTTTGACTGCCGCATTGGAAATATGAGAAATATCCCATCCTTCATATTCTTCAATCCCAAATTCAAATACTTGGTTGAGCTGACTGAAAGGCACACCCATTTCAAATAAGGTCTTGGCGGTCTTGGACCTCTCCATCATTGCTCGTCTAATCGCCGGGACTTTGTTGAGATTGTATGATATTTTATTTCCGCCCAGTTCGTCATAAAAAAAGAAATTCAACGTATCTTTCAAATCATTAAGCAACGGAATTATTTTCTGGAACCAAAATATTAGTTCAGATGTCTGATAATTGTTATAAGTCGATGATTCCTGTGTCCCTGCATACTGAGGTGGCACACCAAAGATAATAAATATCTCGTCCCGGTTAAATTTTCTGCTCTCAAGGAAATCCATTTGCACTGGAGTTAATGCGGTCCTTATATATTTTGCTTCGGAACCGACCACCCCTAATTTTCTTGCATTACCAGAACCAGAATATTTTTCATTCAATTTATCCGAGACGGCATCCGAATCTGCTTGACTTTGGAATTCTCTTTTAAAGGAGAACACCCCATCAAGCACGCCTCGGTTCTGCATTGCTGATTTATTCCAATTCAACTGCTCAACATCTATATCAACCGTTTTGGCAACAGCCTGAAGCGGACCTATCCCGATATACGGATTGGCCGGATCGAAATACATAAAATGGATTATTTCATCTGTCTCAAATTCCACGCTGGTTTTTTCATCGAGGGCATACCCGGCGATCCATTCAGAAACATCTTTTGTTAATACCGGCCTCAACCTATCCGGAGACACCGGCCATATTTCAGTTGTCTGTTGTCCAGCCTTTACGGTTTTTAAATATGCGTTGCCGGTAAGCTCAAGCCATGAAATTAACAATTCAAAAACATCCTGCCGGGAAATGGAATTGTTGGGCCGGTTTAAAACTTTAGAAAGATAATGGTCTGTGGGCTCGCCTTCATCATTTACCACTCCCCATTCGACGGAAGCGGCGGACTTTGTAATCAATGTCACTGCACGATACACCCAGGAGTTTGCTTTGTATCCGTCCTTAACCGCTTTTCTGACTGTCCAATTATTATATACAGGAGCCCCGGTCTTGACAGCAAAATGATTTGAGAAGGCCAGATTGCGGGTAAAGAAATTTTTAATTTTAGAAAGTATTGTCATGAAATAAATATCTCCTTTTCACGATGAATGAAAGCAACTTCGATGGCATTCATAGTATCGTCTATTGAATCATCGTGAATTCCATTTGGAAAAACCGTACCTTCATCTGTAATATAACCCACATCTCTAACCCGTTCATTCAAATATACCCGGCCCGCTTCGATATAAGGGGAAGCGTCCATCGCCCTTTCAACTTTATCTACATTCCTGGGTATCGCATTTATTTTTAACTGATCGTTTTTTAATTCCTGAATTAAACCAATACCAGACGATTTATCCTCAATCCACATGCCCCGTAAAATAGGATCATCTTCTTCAATCCTTGGGGTATCGTGCTTTATATAAAAAAGCTTTGCCTGTTTTCTAAGTTCGGGTGACTCCATTCTTTTTCTAATCATGTCCAGCAAATAAATATTATTATCAACCCCATATCCCCAACATTGAAAAACAGTCGGATCATTCCAATTGTTTTTCTTTTGTGCCGTATCCGCGACTATGAATTTCCATTTCAGCTTCGGCAGAACCTTCCACCATTTCCAATGATGAAATTTAAAAATATTGCCGGAAACAAGCACAGGATATTGTTGGTAAAGGCTTGACCAATTATGGGGGCTCATTTTATTTTTGCGTTTTAAAAGAAATTCAAGAGATTTATGCTCAGGGAAAAGTGGATCTCCTTCTTTCCTATTTTTCTCATCTGTCTCTGCAATAGCTTTATACGTTATGACTTTGATATTCTTATCCGCTTCTGTTAACCGGCCAGCCAAATCCGCGACGTTCCATCTGGTCATTATAATAAGGAGTCCGGCATTTTCTGAAAATCTTGTATAAAAATCATCCGTAAACCAATCCCATGTTTTTTCTTGGATTGTTTTGCTATTCGCTTCTGCCCGTCCTTTTACCGCATCATCAATAACACCAAGTGAAAGCCCCTCTCCCGTAACTGCCCCATTCACGGTTGTATTTCTGAAACTACCTCTATGATCTTGGATCTCAAATATTTCATTATTTCTCAAAACCCGATTTGCAAGGGTGACAACCTGAGTACCGCCAAGCCTTACTTCACCATTAAAAATCTTCTGATATTTTTCCGAATCAAGAGTTCTTTGCAAAGACCGATTTGCCCTAACCCCGAGCCTATCAGAATAGGAAGCATAAATCATTTCCATATCAGGCATTTTCCCGATCAACCATGACAAAAATTCTGTTACTGCTCTGGATTTTCCATGCTGCGGAGGAGCTTCGATAATCAAGATGGGTTTTTTGTAATCTCGTAAATCAATATAAAAGTTCTGCAATGCAACGGACAGTTCTTCCTGAAACCACCCCTTGATAAAATCCGAATACCCTATGAACTGACGATAGGCATAGAAATTGTTTCTGGATTCTTCCAGCCAGTATTGTTCCAACAAGTCTATATCATGGGCTGCTTTCAAATTCTCTCGCCCCCTGTGTCCGGTATTGGAATTCCCCTGTCTTTCAATTCATCTTCTATTTCCTGAGTGGTCATGATCGTTTTGATAACATTTTGCACTGGGCCTCTGTCCGGGCCGGATATCTCAACCGCTTTGACTATCCGCCATGTTTCAGGCTTTCGATTCATCAACCATCTTTCAATTGCCTTGGTATCCGGGGAAACTTCTTTTTTGATTTTCTTAAGGTTTCTCTTTGTTATATTGCCATCCTTGTCCTTTTGAATCTCTTGGGTGGTTTCTTCATACTCATATCCAATAGCTCGTTTGTATAAACTATTTTCGACTGTTATATCTGCTATTTCCTTATTTACCTTTAAGGCATCTAATAATTCAGGCTTAAGTCTCTTATATTTATTAAATGTTTCTGCTGATATTCCAAGAGCTTGACATATACTTTTTTCTGTATGTCCATCCCTACACCATGCCGCTATTTCTAATAGCCTGGGTTGTATTTTAGTTGTCCATGATTCCTTTCTCCCAGCTGCCAATTTTTTTGTCTTGGTAGTCTGCTTACTGTTAATACGTGCCCCATTCCTTATGGTCCGTTTTCTTTTGGGCTTATCATTATTTTTAGAATCTTTTTTCATAATTTTTATAAAAACCGTACCTAAGCAATTTAAAATGAGCTTTTTTTGTTACTATCATGCTTTAAAAAAATAAAATTATTTTTTCCTATTATAAAGGTGAAAAAATGGATTTATAAAGTATTAATATTATTACATATTTTTAAAGGTATAATTAAAAGTAATAATTCTAAGGGTTTATATTACTTTTATTACCTTTATTATCTTTATTTTTTATATTATATTAGTAATCAAGATTAATGAGGGACAAACAAAGGAGAAACAAAATGGAAAATCGAATAGCAAACACAATTTTAAATCAAATGGGTGGATCTAAAATCCAAGCAATGATCGGAATGAAAGACTTGGCTGCCGATGAATGCCCCAAAATAAAAAGCGTCAGCAATATTTATGCCGACCAATTAAATAAAACCTTTGAAAACTTCACCGGCCTTACCACCAGCCTTTAAACCACCACCGCCCAGCCCGGGGGCTAAACCGGGTGAAAGGATTACCCATGGTAAAATTTGAAATTGGTAAAACATATGCGACAAGCTCAATTTGTGATCATAATTGCATTTATGAATTTAAAATTTTAAGGCGTACCACAAAATCTATATGGGTTAAAGTTTACGGAGAAATCAAACGACGCAAAATTACAATTTATGAAAATAGGGAAGAATTTTTTCCATTTGGTCATTATTCAATGTGTGCAGTTATTAATGCGGAAAAGGAAAAATAAATGAAAGCATTGTCAATCAAACAACCCTGGGCGTGGTTAATCGTCCAAGGTTATAAGGATATCGAAAACAGATCATGGGAAACTACTCACCGTGGCCCATTCTTAATCCACGCCTCGAAAAAAATTGATATGATCGCATACAACGAACTCAAGAAAAAAATAAACTTACCGGATATTGATGATCTTTGGACCGGTGGAATTATTGGACAAGCTGAAATTGTCGATTGCGTTAAAAAAGATCCGTCTCCATGGTTCTTAGGGCCAGTAGGTTTTAAGTTAGAGAATAGCCGGCCGTTACCATTTAAACCTTGCCGGGGTAAACTCAGCTTTTTCGACCCTGAAATATAGGTCACATTTCACAAGGGGTGCTATCATATAATTTACAAGCCGCACCCTTTTTATATTTTTCATCAAGTATCACCGGGACTGCGTTTGCCCATGATATTGAATGATGTAACCTTTTGTGCTTTGTCCCCATCAACCTTATTCTGGTACACGATGGACTGAAAAGGATGGTATAAAAACTTTTAATATATGTCCCATAATTCAAATAGATATCAGTCAGACCACCATCATTAGATTGTGTCCTTAATTGTGTAATAGACAACAAAGGAATAGTAAAAAAAAGCCAACCAGTACTTCCCCCTCTAACATATGTATTGACATCCTCATTTATCCTGCCCATAAATTTAAATGGTCTATCCACACAACAAAAAAACGTATTCATGCATTTTCTTCTTAATTTAAAATCATAAAACGAACTATCTTTCCCACCTATGAAATCACCACCTTGCGATATCGCAATACTTTTTGCATTTATTGATTTATAAAAATACAATAATTGAGTAAATAATATATCCAAGCTTTTTTTAACAACAAATCCTTTTGTCGGAATATCATAATCATTATTTGTTCTAAAAATAAAAGTCTGATAATCATCATCCAAAACTAAAAAATATTTAATTCCCAATTCCTTAGCTATATCAAAGCAGGCATTACGGGCATACACAACTGCCCGCCTATCATCAAAATTATCACCAATATCAAAAGTTTCGGCAATCATTTTTTTATCAAACATTATAACTTTATCGCCAAAATTCCCATAATATTTATCTGCTGTTTCATCCTCGTTATCAATAATAATATAAATCTTTCCGGTATAGCCCTGTCTTTTTAAAGATCGATAAGTGACCACATTATCCGGTCTGCCATAAGTAAGAATAAAAACGCAAAAATTATCAGGCATCATCTGGATAATCCTCTAAGTATTGGCCCGCAATTTCTTCAGACAACTTCACATACCCGTTTTCAATAGCCTTATCGAAATCAATAATGACAAGAGCCGACTCTTCCATCATGCCTTGGACATCTTTATTTGAATGAGCATAATAGTCTGCAATTTTCTGATAATTAAAAACAACGTGCCGCTTTGCTGCCGCGATTAAAAACTTCTTTTCAGCTTCTGGAATTTTCGAACCCCTGATTTTCTTTTCAAACTTATCGCTTTTTTCTGAATCAAAAAGTTCCGTTATCGGGGGTTTTTCATTTTTGGGCTCATAAACCGGAGCTGTGATTTTCTTTGTGTACTGGTTATCCCCCTCAGCCTCACCCTCCCCACCCCCTTCAAATTCATTTACAAATGCTTC